CAGGATGGATGTCATATATGAAACTATGAGAATACTACTTACAGGATGTGCAGGATTCATAGGATCAAACATTGCAAAATACCTTGTTAAATCAGGACATTCTATTGTCGGAATAGATGATTTGTCTTTCGGATTCCGTGAAAATATACCCGAAGGATTATCTTTTATGCAAATGGACTTTAAGGATTTTGACTTCAAAGATAAATTTGATTGTTTGATACATAGTGCAACGGCAAATATAATTTATGGATCAGATCATCCAATAGAGACATTTAAGAATAATTCTGAAAAGACAATAGGTTTATTTGATCGTTTCAAAGGGAAGATAATATACCTGAGTAGCTGTTCTGTTTATGGAAAGATTGATTCTCTTTGTGCAAAGGAAACTGCCGATATAAGAACCAATAATCCCTATTCGTTATCAAAATATGCTGCAGAGCAATACTTGCGTTGCCGGGAAGATTTTATAACGCTGAGATTATCTAATGTCTATGGACTGGGACAAAACCCAAAAGGCAAATACTGTGGAGTGGTCAATAAATTCATCTATAAAATATATAATAACCTTCCAATAGAAATCTATGATTCAGAAGAAAATACAAGGGATTATACTTATGTAAGTGATGTTGTTGATGCCGTTATAAAAACTATGTATATGCCGTCATTGAATACAGAGATAAACATAGGAACAGGAGAGCAAACCTCTACAAAAGAATTATGTCATATAGTAAATGACTTTTTCCCTGGTAAGCCATTAGCTATAATGCGTACTGAGGGGCGGGATATAGATGATATCAAGCGCAGATGTCTCAATAATGATAAAGCTAAGAAGCTCTTAAAATGGAAGCCTAAAACAGATTTAAGGGATGGTATTAATAAAACTATCCAATGGGTTGTTAATAATAGTATTTTTTAATTTACAAAATAAGGTTTAACTTGCAGTTTTTATTGAAGATGATATTAACTAACATATACGGTCAATACACTGACACCCCGGTAGGAAAAGCATGGATCTGCAGGTTTGATGTATTATTTATCCGGAGAGATCATAGAAGAATACTTAACAGACAACCGGAACTTCAATTCTGGAATTTTAGTAATGGCTATGGTATAGCTCAGTTTATTGTTAATCATAAAGTAATGAGTAATTAATTATGCCTGTAAAGCAAGGGAAAGATAAGAAGGGGAAATTTTACCGATGGGGTGGACATGGAAAGAAATATTATTTCTCAAGCGAAAGAACCCGCAAGGGAGCAAGAACAAGAGCCGGGAAACAAGGACAGGCTATAAAAGCATCAAGATAGAAAGGATTATGAAAACACTAAGAAGATTTTTATTTGTTGTATTGATTATACCTTTTACTTTTGTATTACTCCCTACATTAGCAGTAATTACCATTCTATCAGGTATTTACTGGATATTTACAGGCAGAAGTTTATTTTTTGTAATTGATTGGATAACAAAAACAATAAGGAACTATTATGAATCTTGTTTATAAATAATATTTGAAAACAACAATTTGAAACAAAATGGCACGAGGTCCGGGGAAAGGAAATACAAATAATCCGAATGGAAGACCAGCAGGAGTTCCAAATAAGACAACTAAGGCTGCAAAGGAATTACTTGAACAGGTTTTATTAGGTCAGGTAGATAATATTAAAACAGCTCTTGAATTGATTAAAAACAAAGACCCTGCCAAATATCTGGATGCTTGCTCAAAGTTATTTACTTATGTTTTACCTAAGAAAACAGATATAACTTCCGGGGATAAGCCTTTGCCAAAAGATATAAAAGTGACTTATATCGATAAACTCGATGGACATAGACGGGAGTAAAGTATTAAAGGAATTAAACAATTCTACAAAAAGAATAGTTGTTCTGGAGGGCGGATCGTCAAGTACGAAAACCTGGTCATTGTTTCAATGGATAATACTTAACTGTTCACAGCATCAAAAAGAAGTCTATACTATTGCCAGGTTAAAGATGACATGGACAAGGGCAACAGTCCTAAAAGACTTTGAATCACTCTGGATAAAATACGATCTTCCGATAACTCCTGAATTTAATGCTAATCGTGCCGACCAAGTATATTATTTATTTGATAATGAACTTTCTTTTATCGGATTGGACGAGCCATTGAAAGCACATGGCCGCCGTCAGGATTATCTTTGGCTCAATGAAGGAATGGAAGATTCTGAGAAAGAAGTCAACCAGTTAATGATCCGTACAAAGAAACGTATATTTATTGATTACAATCCTGCTGCAGAAATACACTGGATATATGATAATATAATTTCAAGAGGCGATTGTGATTTCTTTCATTCTACAATGCGGGATAACCCTTTTCTGGAACAAGCTATCATTGATGAGCTGAACCGTCTTGAGAAAACGGATCCTATTGCTTATAAGATTTATAACTTGGGGCTCAGGGCGCAACAGAAAGGACTTATCTTTAAGAATTGGGATATAGTACCGGAAATTCCTGTTAATGCCACAATGATAGCCTATGGGCTGGATTTCGGTTATGTAAACGATCCTACTTCATTTGGCAATCTTTATATCTTTGAAGGAGAACTTTATGTTAATGAGCTTATCTATGAACGTGGGCTTGTCAATGTTCCTATCCGGGGACGTGGCGGAGTTATAGAAAAGAACATATCGGATCGGATGACAGATGCTAATGTATTACCGGGATACGAGATCATTGCTGATTCATCAGAGATGAAATCCATCGGTGAGCTTTATGCTATGGGATGGAACATGAAACCGTCTTATAAACCAAGTATAGTTTTTGGGATAGATATTCTGCTCAGGTATAAGATACATATCACAGAACGAAGCCTTAACACTATCAAGGAATTTCGTAATTATAAATGGGCAACAGATAAAGAAGGCGAGCCGTTACGTCCCGAGAAGCCTGTTGATGACTGGAATCATTCTATTGACTGGATGCGCTATATTGCTGTTTTGAGATTGGCACAGAGAAGCGGTGGTATTACACGAAAGAATTAGTATTATTTAATAATTATTTATAAATTGCAATTATGATTAAACTACACTACATGGAAGGCATGGCTATATTTGGCGACAATGCTTGCTATGATCTTGACTTTGAGAAATACGATCCTAATACAGACAGAGACATACCGGCAATGTTCTGGCTTTATACTCTGGAAGACTATAAGACACTGGCTAATCATAAAGGTAAAAAGTATGTGGTATGGCATAATGCTGATGTTCTTTTACTATCAAGTAAGTTTTCTAATCAGATTAATATTGTTCGAGACCCCACAATAACCCATATTTGTCTGAATCATTGCCTTGAACCTGAATTGTTTCAACTTGGTATTTATTCGATGCACCGCTATATATTCTGGAGTGATCCGGGTAGGTACAAACCTTCTGATACATTAACTAAAGATTGTTATATGTGTTCCCATGAAGGTCGTGGCCCTGAATATGGAGAATTTATCTTCAATGGTCTTGCCTGGAAATATCCTCAGTGGACGTTTCATATCTTTGGTATTGAACCTACATTGCCTGTTTATTGTGATAATGTGAAGTATTATGGATGGATTCCAGAACCTGAGATGGATAAGATAACTAAGAACTTTGGTCTCTGCCTGAGATATAATTTTCATGATGGTTTTCCTCAGGTTATATGTAAGGCATTATTAAGAGGTCAATTCACTTTGACAAGACTTGATTATGATGGATTAACTATAACATTTCGGGATATGAAAGAATTGTTTGAGAAGTTTGATGAAATTGATTTTAAGATTGAGAATAAAGAGGTCAATAATAAGATGATCCCTAAAGGTATGATTAATAACTTTGATTTTATAAAATGAAAAGGTCAATATTAAAAATAGAAAAGAACCATGTTTGTAAATCTTTTTGGCAGGGTAAAGAATTATGGGATAAAGAAAGAGAAAAAACATATAAGGTTTCTTTTTTCGGATTAAATATTTATGAACGTATTGATAAATATAATCCCGAATTTATGAATAATTTAAATGATGTTGGATTTAAAATATCATCATGAAAACTCTCGGTGTCTCAATGATAGTTAAAAATGGAGCAGAAGTCCTTCGTGAATGTCTTGATAGTGTAAAAGGTGTCGATCAGATATTTATTCTCGATACCGGCAGTTCAGACAAGACCTATGATATTTACAAGGAATACAATATTCAATGGGATAAATACAGCAAATGGAATCAGCGATATGATGCTTTCGGTGACTTTGCCGGAGCCAGAAATGAATCCTTACAGAGGATGACAACGGATTACGTCCTTCAGATGGATGCTGATGAAAAACTTGCTACTCCGATTGCGAAGATAAAACAACTGATAAATGAATATTGGTTCAGAAAATACTTTGGTGCAATGATCGTTATCAAGACAGCAATGGAGGTCTTTGAATTTCCCAGGTTGTTTCGAAATATGAAGGAGATATATTATATCAATGCAATTCATAATCTCCCGTCATGGAAAGGCGATTCGAATGAATTGAGAAAGAAACTATATACCTCTGCTTTCGTTATTGATTCGGGTTATGATCCGGCACATAACCTTGATCCTGACAGAACACTAAGAATACTTCTTAAAGAATATAAGAAAGATAACCGTAACACCAGGACGATTTATTACATGGCTAAAGAGTATATGAATAAGAAAGACATCCGTAAGGCTGTTAAGTTGTTTGAGAAATACCGGGGGCTGAAATATTTCAACTGTGAACGCTGGGATAATGAGTTGGCTAATGTCCTTTATCTGCTTGCTCTTTGCTATTGCGATATTCAAGTATGGGGAGAAGTGCGTTGGTTTGATGCTGTTCGTACTGCTTATGAATCATGGTCTGTCCTTCCCACATC